CGCGTGTTTTATGGATACCGTGTTCGACAAGTCCGGGGAGGCGATCTTGCTCGGCCCGCCGCGAAGACCCATCTGATGGGGCCCCGTCTGCCGCGAAGGATTTGATACTAGCATTGACTACTATGGCACATTCATTGCTGGTTCGTCGGGGATCGAAGTCGTGGCAGGCGTGGGTAAATCGCGCTCGATCCGGCGCAACTACATCGAATTGGTGGGGTTGCGTCGGGTCGACTGTAAATTTATTGTACATAATAATAATTTGGTAAATATATTGCGCGCGCTGGTGGAGCGCGTGTATAATGTGGAAGTGGTCATGGCGGATGGTAGCAAGGGGTTACAGGCTCCCCCCATGACAACCCGGAGGACGTTTTTCAGCAATATGTCGGATTTTCGCGAGAAACTCTTAATCACCATTGCACCAGTGAGCAGGATGTCACACAGTGAATTTGTGGCGACGTCGCCTGCGCACAAACGCAAGATTTATGAGTTCGCTCATGCCGACTATTTGAAACGAGGACTGTCACCACGTGATGCATGGGTTACATCTTTTGTGAAGGCGGAAAAGGTTGCTGTTAAGGCAGACAAACCTGACCCCGCTCCTCGCATTATACAACCCCGTGGCGTGAAGTTCAACCTCGTGTTCGGGTCGTTTATTCGGCCTGCTGAGAAGCAAATATATAGGGCGATCGACCGTGTCTACGGTCGCCCGACTGTCGTGTGTGGACAAAACGCTGCACAAACCGCAAGTATGCTATACGACGCGTGGACAGAGATCACTGATCCAATAGCCATCAGTCTCGATCTGTCCCGTATGGACCAACATATTTCGGTTTCTGCGTTAAATTGGGAACACAGCATATATCGCAGGATATTCAAACATGACACATGCTACGACACTTTGGAATGGTGTTTGCAGCGGACTGTCAAGAACGAAGGTCGTGCATATGTACCCAATCAATACGGTTCACGGCGTACCATCAAGTATAGCAAAACTGGATCACGTATGAGTGGTGATATGAATACATCGTTGGGCAACAAGGTGATAATGTGTGGGCTTTTATACTCATACTATGTCACTCACTGTGGTTTGAAACCGCGAGTCGACGTTAATGTTGTCGACAACGGCGATGATTGTGTTGTCATCTTATCACGCACCGCGTATGCCATGCTATCACAGCGCACCAAATGCACACAACGCTTGGAAACATTAGCGTTAACTGAC